CTCGTTTACGGTCCACTGCTCCTGATTTACCTGTATACATGCGGGCTACAACCAATCCGGGCGGCAGAGGGCATCATTGGGTTAAGAAAATGTTTCTTGATCCGGCACCGCCAAACAGCAGATTTGTAGCTACTAATATTGAAACAGGCGAAGACTTAAATTATCCAGCAGGTCATGCTAAAGCAGGAAAGCCTTTATTTAAAAGAAGGTTTATACCTGCTAAACTAATGGATAATCCGTATCTAGCTGAAAGCGGTGATTATGAAGCAATGCTTCTTTCTTTACCGGAGCAACAAAAAAGGCAACTACTAGACGGCGATTGGGACATTAAAGAAGGTGCAGCGTTTACGGAATTTAATAGAAACCTTCATGTTGTTGAGCCATTTGACATACCAAATAATTGGGTTAAGTTTCGTGCTTGTGACTATGGCTACGGTTCATATAGTGGCGTGTTATGGTTTGCTGTAAGTCCAGATGAACAGCTAATCGTATACAGAGAGCTATACGTGTCTAAAGTATTGGCTACAGACTTAGCTGATATGGTATTAGAGTTAGAAGCAGAAGATGGTAACATTAGATATGGTGTTCTTGATAGTTCTTTGTGGCATAAGAGGGGCGATACAGGCCCGTCTTTGGCGGAACAAATGATTAGTAAGGGATGTCGTTGGAGGCCATCTGATCGCAGTAAAGGCAGTAGAGTAGCGGGTAAAAACGAAGTTCACCGTAGGCTTCAGGTAGACGAATTTACAGAAGAACCCAGATTAATCTTTTTTAATAACTGCACAAATATGGTATCTCAATTACCTGCTTTACCTATAGATAAGAAAAATCCTGAAGATATTGATACTCACTCAGAAGATCACTTGTATGATGCTTTACGTTACGGTATAATGTCAAGACCACGTTTTAGTATTTTTGACTTTGACTCACAGATGCCCAGAAATACTCATACACCAGCCGATGCTGTATTTGGATATTAAAGGAATTATAAATGGCTATTGAAGAAGATGACTTCCTAATCGAAGAGATAGGTGTAGCAGCAGAAGATGTGGATAACGTAGATGAAGTAGACTACGGTTATACACCTATTATTAGGTACGTCAGTGATAAGTATGAAAAAGCTAAAACGTATAGACATACAGAAGAGCAGCGTTGGCTGAAGTCTTATCGTAATTACAGGGGCATTTATGGCCCTGATGTGCAGTTTATGGAAACAGAAAAATCTCGTGTTTTTATTAAAGTTACTAAAACTAAAACACTTGCAGCCTATGGTCAAATTGTAGATGTACTATTTGGCAATCAGCGTTTTCCTATTACTATTGATCCTACAGTATTACCCGAAGGTGTAGAAGACACTGTACACTTTGATCCTTCTTTGCCTGATGAACTTAAAGAAGAAAAACCAGTAGAGCAAGATAGCCCGTATGGTTTTGCAGGTGATGGCAAAGAACTTCCGGCTGGTGCCACATTAAACTCTTTATTGCTGGGTTCTATGGAAGAAAAGTTAAATGATGTAAAGGGTCTTAAAAAGGGTCCGGGTACAACGCCTTCCGCTATTACCTTTCATCCTGCTATGGTTGCAGCAAAGAAAATGCAGAAAAAAGTTATGGATCAATTACAAGAATGTAATGCTTCTAAACATCTTCGCAGCACATCTTTTGAAATGGCGCTATTTGGTACAGGAGTACTGAAGGGTCCATTTGCTGTAAATAAAGAATATGCAAACTGGGACGATGAGGGTACATACACACCAACCATTAAAACTGTACCTCAAATTGGTCACGTAAGTGTTTGGAACTTCTATCCAGACCCAGATGCAAACAATATGGAAGAAGCTCAATACGTCGTAGAGCGTCATAAGATGAGCCGCAGCCAATTAATTAATCTTAAAAAGCGGCCTCTCTTTAGAGGTAACGTCATTGATCAATGTATTGAACAGGGTGAAGCTTACGTAAAAGAATGGTGGGAAGATGATCTGGCTGACTACGAACAGACACACAGTATTGATCGTTTTGAAGTATTAGAATATTGGGGTGTTATTAGTACGGACCTTCTTGAAGATGAAGATATTGATATTCCAGAAGAGCTTGCAGATGCAGATCAAGTACAGGCTAATATCTGGACAGTTAATGGTCAAGTTATTCGTCTTGTAATTAATCCTTTTAAGCCTGTACGTATTCCCTATATGGCAGCACCATATGAACTAAATCCTTACAGCTTCTTTGGTGTAGGCATTGCTGAAAATATGGAAGACACACAAATTCTTATGAACGGCTTTATGAGAATGGCAGTAGATAATGCTGTACTGTCTGGTAATCTTCTTATTGAAGTGGATGAAACTAATTTAACTCCGGGTCAAGACCTCAATGTTTATCCCGGTAAAGTGTTTCGTCGTCAGGGTGGTGCGCCCGGACAGGCAGTCTTTGGTACTAAGTTTCCAAATGTTGCCGGTGAAAACCTACAGCTATTTGATAAAGCTAGACAGCTTGCTGATGAAAGCACAGGCTTTCCTTCTTTCGCGCACGGACAAACGGGTGTGTCGGGTGTAGGTAGAACCGCTAGTGGCATTAGTATGCTTATGGGTGCAGCAGCAGGCAGTATTAAGAATGTCATTAAGAATGTAGACGACTACCTACTAAAGCCTCTCGGTGACGGTCTATTCCAGTTTAATATGCAGTTCTCTTTTGACAAAGATATTAAGGGTGATCTTGAAGTTAAGGCACGTGGCACAGAAAGTCTGATGGCTAATGAAGTACGTAGCCAACGCCTCATGCAATTTATTCAAGTTACTAGCAATCCAGCACTTGCACCTTTTGCAAAAATGGATTATATTATCACTGAGATTGCCAGATCACTTGATCTTGATCCTGAAAAGGTTGTCAACAATATAGGTGACGCAGCCATTCAGGCAGAGATGATGAAGGCGTGGCAAGCAACTCAGCCACCACCGCCACAACAGGGCGCTCCAGCAGGAGCTAATCCTCAAGACCCAACGGGTGCAGGCGGCGGAAACATTGGTGTAGGTATGGCACCCGGACCACAAGAACAGGGATTCTCAGGTAATGAACAACAACAGCCAGCAGAAGGCGGAGCGCCTCAAAGCGCTGGTCAGCAACCCCCACCTGTGGGCTAATTTTGTAGAATACTTAGATTATCATATAGAACAGCAGCATAAAGTGTTAGAACAGTCTGAGTGTTCTGTTGGTGTACAAAGAGCGCAGGGCTACATTCAAGCACTTAGAAAATTAAAGTCTTTGGATAACATAGTTAAGAGGGATTAATTACTTGAGTGAGGATAAAGCTGAAGCAGGTGAAAAAGATTTTGTTGCTATTGGTTTAGGGGATGATGTTGCTTTTGTTCATACTGATATATTTGCAAGATATGTAAAATCTAAAACACCAAAAAATCAGGATGGCATATTTACAAAAAATAACACTTTTAATGTTGAAGGGGGCGCAGAAATTAGGCTCCCGAACAATAACACAATTCGTTTTGAGGGCAGAGTTAGGCGCACTAAGGGTAAAGTTTTATTCCCTAAAAAATTACAAAACAAATATGGGCTACCTCCTGAAGAGACATTTAAAGATAGGGGTACTAATGTAGGTGCGTTTTATAGTAAGCAAAATAAAGATGAAAACATTGGCGGCAGTGTTGGCTTAAACTATGACGCTGAGGCAGGAAAGTTTAGAGAATTTAACGCTTCTGGTTTTTTAAGAAATATTTTTGGAAACGATAGTCTTAAAGCTTCTGCAAGCTTTAACCCAACAAATAAAAAAGCATCGGGAAGGCTTGAATACACTTCAAAATTTAATGACGGAGGATTGAGTATGAACAAACAAATGGAATTATTTGAAGAGGGTGGTCAGGTTGATCCCGTATCCGGCAATGATGTACCTTTAGGTAGCACGGAAAAGGAAGTACGTGATGACCAACCTGCTATGCTTAGTGAAGGTGAGATGGTAATTCCTGCTGACGTTGTTCGCTATTTTGGCGTTGAGCATTTTATGAAGCTTCGAGATGAAGCTAAAATGGGCTACAAGAAAATGGAGGCTATGGGTCAATTTGGTACAGATGAAGGAAAAACACTACCAGACGACACATTATTTAATGCGGGTGGTCCACCTTTTACGATTGAGGATATTGAGGTTATTGAACCTGACGACTTAGAAAGCTTAGAAGGTGGTGAAGAAGATACTTTAGAAGCTAATGCAGGTGCCTTTGTTCAAGGAGGGCAGGGAACTAACCCTTTTGATAATAACTCCGCTACAAAAGCGGGGCAACAATTTGCAGCAGGAAAACCTATAACAGCTAGTAGCTTTAATCAGCCTGCTTTTGATGTAAACGATATTATAAAATCTATTGGTGATATGAATTTTGACTACTTAAATACTTTAGCCCCAAAAGGTACAGACTTTAGTGACATTACAGAAAGGGGTAAAAAAGTTTTTGACGACTATTTTACTAACTTTTCAAAAAACCTTAGCGCTGCTGTACAATCACCTACTACAGCAGGGGTAAATTCAGAATCAGAGGATCAAGATGTGGGTCCGACTGCTGGTCAGGGTATAGGCTCTATGTCTGAATTAGCTTCAGCGCCTACTGCGGCTAACATTGAGGCAGCTAGAGAGTTTGCAAATTATTCTCCAACAACAATAGGTATTATGGATTCAATGATCTCTGG